GCAGGTATCCCCTGCACAAACAGGCCGGATATAGAACTGCAGCCTATCTGTCCCGGCACACTAAAAACCGATCTTGGCAAACGGGAGGCGTCCATATAGGTGATCATGCTCGAAAAGATTTCGCAAAAGCTGATCGGCTACCGCGTCAAGGCTGCGCGCGTTGCTGCAGGCTGGACGCAGGATCAGCTCACTCAAAAATTGGGTCTGAACGACCGCCAGTCGATTTCCGACATCGAGAACGGCAAGCGCGCGCTGAAGCCGGAGGAGCTTCTGGCACTGTCCGATCTGCTGGATCGGGACATCGAGTTCTTCGTCGATCCCTTTGCCGTGGCTGGCGAGGCACAGTTCTCGTGGCGGGCGGCCCCCGAGGTTCCCGAGGACAGTCTGGACGGGTTCGAATTGAAGGCTGGCCAGTGGATTGGTCTGCTCCGCTGGCTGCGTGAACAGCAAGGGGGCCGGGCAAGCGTGCTCAAGCGGGCGTTGCGCCTGTCCTCCCAATCCTCGTTCGAGGACGCGCAGGATCGCGCCGAGAGTCTGGTGGCCGAACTCGATCTGGGCGTCATCCCGGCTGAAACGCTGATCGACAAGATCGAGCGCGAGCTCGACATCCCGGTGCTGTTCGTCGATACGGTGGATGCCGGTGACGGTCAATCGATTTCGGGCGCGACGTGCCACCTCGAGGAGATGGGCGTCATCCTCATCAATCGCAACGAGAGCGAAGCGCGTCGCTACTACGATCTGGCGCACGAGCTCTTTCACGCGCTCACCTGGGATGCGATGCAACCCGAGCACCGGGAGTCGAACTCCATCGAGGAGCGCAACAAGGGGAAGCGTATCGAGCAGCTGGCGAACAACTTCGCCGCCGCACTACTGATGCCGCGCGCTTCCCTGGACAAACTGATCGATGGTCATCGCCAGGACGATATTCCTCATTTGTGCGAAGTCGCTGCGCTGCTGCGCGTCGCGCCGGTGGCACTGGCGTGGCGGCTGTTCAACCTCAAGCTCATCAGTGACGATATCCGTCGCAATCTCAGCCAGGAGAAGCAGCGGCCATCGGTGTCCGGCCCGCCCAAGCGGTTCTCCGCCACCTTCGTGCGCATGCTGCACGAGTCGTTGGACAACGGACGTTTGTCGGCCCGCAAGGCTGCCAAGGCCATGGGGCTGGGACTGGGTGGTCTGGCCGAGCTTTTCGCTCAGTACGATCTTCCCGCACCGTTCGAGCTATGAGGCGCGGACCGCATGCCGAAAACGAGCACGGCGAGTTTCGCCAAAACCCGAGTCTTCGCTGACACCAATGTCATCCTCGAGGCATTCCGAACCGGCTGCTGGACAGCGATCAGCAGCCATTTCGCCATTGAAACCGTCGAGAAATGTGTCGAGGAGACGCTCACTGGCAACCCCGGCGACCCTCGCCACATCCCGGTTGCCCCCGCCGACCTGAACGCAGGCCTCGCCGGCCAGCACCCGGTGACGCGCAAGGAACTCGCGTCCGTGGTGCTCGCCCATCCGTCCTGCGGCACGCTCGATGACGGTGAAAAACACCTGCTGGCGTGGCTGCTCGCCAACAATCTGTTGCCTTCTGCCATCGTTGTCGTGACCACCGCCGACAAGGCGGCCTTGATCGCGACACACGCGCTCGGATGGCTCGACTGCGCAGTTTCCCTGGAATATCTCGCACGCCAGGCAGGAGTCGGCCGCGCCAACCTCGATGCGCTTGCCCAGCAATACCGGGAAGACTGGCTTTCGAATATCAAAACCAAGATTCGGATGGGCATCATTCCGTAGCGCCACGAGGGTAACGGCGTCGCAGCCTCTTCTCATTGACAGGGTAACCGGGCCAACGCCGGATCAACTCGGGGGATTTGCTTTATGGCTTCTTGAAAGGCTTGTTGAAGGGAGAACGACAATGAAGGTTTTCAACGCTCGGCATTTTCTGCGGCACGTCTCGATGCCGACGCTTCGGGAATTCACTGAGGGGCATATTCTCGGTGCGAGATTGCTTGTCGATTGGTCGCAGCCTCCCGAGACTCTCCCATCAGCCGTGGCTGATGCGGTCGACGCCCTCGATGCCTCCTTGCACGATCCCGCCATCGATCCGGCAGAGCGGAAAGCCATCGAGCAGGATTTGTGGCTCTGGCACGATGACCTGCGCCGCGCCCACATGATGTCGAACGGGCTGGCCATTCAGGAATTCCGTAGCGCCTGCGCCGACGACCAGGTCGTCCTGGACGCCTTCGCATCGCGTGACGAGCGTGAAATCGCGCTCTGGATGATGACGAACCGCGACAAGACGTTCCGCGATGCCGAACTGCACATCGCCTTCCAGGCCAAGACCAACGGCAAATACTGGAAGAAACATCGTATCCAGCCTGGACTCGATCCCACGCGCGACCGAGCCCACCTCGAGGCCTTCTGCCACGATGTCGCCAAACTTTATGAGAAGAATGGCGCTGGAGACGGCATCCACATCGAAGTCAGCGAGCGCCCTGTCGATAAAAGCATCCAGCTCACGATCTACGTCGAAGGGCCGGTGACCGCCTTCGCACACTTTGCCCAGAACCGTTTCACAAGACTCACGACCCGCATTGCGCTGGAGACGGCCATCGTCTATCACCCTGGCTCCGGCATCGTGGAAACCATCGTCAAGGGCGGCGCGAAAAATCACACCGCCGTGCTGCAACTCTTCGGCAAGCATGTCGTCGCCCAGGAACTCTCTCCCGAGGTGATCGAAAAGAAGCGTTACAAGCTCAATGCCCTGCGTGACGGGCTGATGGAGCCATTCGAGGATTGGTCGACCCACGGTGTCGACAAAGTGCGATTGCGTCGTGCGCGTTTCTGCCCGGCCGGAAGCACTGGAATCGCCTTTCAGGTGGAAGCGTCCCCCGACAAGGATCACGACGACGCGATCCAGATCGCCCGCGATGCGCTGAAGGTCGAACATTCCTTCGAGGCGGAATACAACATGGAGGGGGCCAGCGTCATCGTCTATACGGGCACGACCGACAAGGGGAAACCTCAGCATTTCAGCTTTGACCTGTATTCGTCCGGTTCCTCGACGATCAAGAACCTGTCGGCGCAGAATCAGACCATCGCCAATGCGGTGCTGCTTGCCTTGAATGTCATCGATCCAGACGAGCCGGCTGTGGACGCCACGGCTGGAGACGAGGACGGCGAATGAGTCAGGCACAGGTCGATGCGACGGCCCTGTTTTGCCGCCTCCTGGATCTCGCCAAACCGGAGATCAACGGCCAGGCCCTTAGAGAGGGCCGCGACAAGGTCGCGGCAACGCACCTGCTTCGGGAGCGTGTGCTCGTCCTGGGCAAGTCGCTCGACTGGGTCACCTGTCCGGAATGCGGTATCGAGACCGCACGCGTGGTGCGAGAAAAATCGCCAGACGAGATCATTCTGCACTGCCCGGAATGCAACGACGTCATGGCTTCCCGGCATTTGCGCGAGACTTACAAAGTAGCATTGCAGAAATTCATCCCAAGCCTGCTGAACGGACTCGAACTCTCGGCCAACGGCATGAAGCAGATCGACCCCGATCTGGTCTGGCGGCTCGGCACAACCGAGATACAGCGCGGCAAGCCCGTGACATGGTATTTCGCCCGCCTCCTGCATCGACCGGAAGTTGCCAGCCGTCTGCGCGATCAGATCGCTGCCGAAAAAACCGTGCAGTCCTGCGTCATTCTGACCAGCAGCGAAGTGCCGCTTCCGGCGGGCTCGGCGCTGACCGAGTTTGACGTCCGCCCTCTGTTTACGGTCGGTCGTGTCGGCCAGAGCAAGTTCGAGTTTTTCCCGGATCGCCAAGCGGCTCCGGGCCCCCAAACCCTGAACGAGGCGGTTCCAGACACTACGCTTCGCTACGTCAGAAGCAAGGCCGCTGCGTACATCCATGGAGCCGAGTATCCGCTGGAGCCACGCCAACAAAAAATCCTGATCGCCTTGATCGACGACCTCGATCACGAATTGGACAAGGATGCGCTCAAGACGGCTTGCGGGTCGCAATCCCAGCGGTTCTCGCCCAGCAAAGAATTTGAACGTAACCCAGTGGTCTATAAGACGTTCATCCGCTACTTGCGTGACGATGAACGCTACGCATTGATCATTCCCGACGACGACCGCGGCTGGCTGCACTGACACACCTGTCGCACTGCGTATTTCCGCAATGACCCGGCTCCGGTCTTCGACCAAGCCGGGTTTTTTGCTTTCCGGGCTCACCGATTCAGTTTGAGGAACGAGTCTGAGGAATCCGAGGAACAGTCGCAGACATCTCGCTCGATGAAATGCACGCATCGGTTGGCAGTGCTGATCCAGGCACCGGCAACCGGTGACAACCCATCATCGAAGGAGATGCAAATGCACGGCGAACAGCTGAAAACGCGGCATCTGACCCAGCGGGAACTCGCAGACCGCTGGAACAAGTCGGAAGCCACCATCGAAAGATACCGGTCTGACGGCGTCGGACCCAAATACCTCAAGATTGGCGGCAAGGTGATGTATCGCCTCGAGGACATCGAACAGTTCGAGCTCGACTGCCTGTACGAGAGCCCGAACAGTCGAATTGCGCCGACCGCCGCCAACCACATGCGCGGGGTGACGGCATGAACATCGTCGCCCTCCGTCATGCAATCAGCCAATCCCCGGCCGACTATGCCGTCGCGCCGCTGGATGCCTACAAGGAACTCGTCGCGCAGGCCGACCAACTGCAGAGATTCGCCAAGGCCGTCCGCGAGTTTGTCGAGCACGTCGGCGAGCTGCGCTACGGGGAGGCGGCACGTAAGGCACGCCTGGCCAATGGCCGCGACTTCGGCGTCATCCGCATCCGTGACCATGACGAGATCGTCGTCTGCGATCAGAAACGGATCGTGGACTGGGATCAGTCTCAACTCGCCGCGATCTTCAACCGGATGAACGCGGCTGGCGACGATCCGGCGCGGTACATGGAGGTGTCCTTCAAGGTTCCCGAGTCCAAGTACAGCGCCTGGCACACCGCACTCCGAGAGCAATTCGCGCCCGCACGCACCGTGCGTCCCGGCAAGGCCAGCTACCGGCTCGCCTCCCTCGATATCGATACGAAGGATGTCCAGAAGCTGGATACCCTTACTTCTGGCGGCGGCGAGGTGGCGTGATGGCATTCCCATTCATTCGCGCCGAGGAACGGCTGAAACGCAGACGCACGCTCAAGCTCGGAATCGTCGGCGTGCCGGGCATCGGCAAGACATCCCTGATCCGGACGTTGCCGGCGGATCGCACGCTGCATATCGAAATCGAGGATGGCGATCTGGCCGTAATCAACGATGGCGGCGACGCATTCCATCCCGCGACATGGCCGGAGTTTCGCAACCTTGTGACGCTGTTGGCCGGGCCTTCCGCCACGGCTGCGGCCGGCGATGCGTACTCGGAGGAGAAGTACCGGATGCTCTGCGACGACCAGGGCGACATGACCCTGATCGACCGCTACGAGTACGTCTTCATCGATAGCCTGTCGGCGCTCTCTCGGTTGTGCTTCGCCTGGTGCAAGACCCAGCCGCAGGCCTTCTCTGAAAAGACCGGCAAGCCCGACACGCGCGGGGCCTACGGCCTGCTCGCCAACGAGATGATCAATGCCATCACGATCCTGCAGCACATGCAGAACCGGCATGTCATCTACACCGTGATCCTCAACGAGAAGGTCGGCGAGAAAAACGAGAAGAGCTTTGATCTGCAGATGGAAGGAAGCAAGACCACCGCCGAGTTTCTCGGGGTGGTGGATGTCATCGCCACGATGACTATGCAGCCCAGCCCATCGGGCCCCAAACGCGTGCTGATCACCCGGCAGGACAACTTGCTGGGGCTTCCCGCCAAGGACCGCTCCGGTCGCCTCGATTCCACCGAAGAACCCCATCTCGGCCGCCTGATCGCCAAGTGCATCGGGCAGGCCTCGAACTGAAAACAGGAGATTTCGCCATGTCAATGGATTACAACAGCGCCCCACGCCAAAACGACGGTTTCAGCCCGATTCCGCACGGCACCTTCCTCAAGGTGCGCCAGACCATCCGTCCCGGTGCCTATACCGACCCAGCCCAAGGCTGGCTCGACGGCACACCCACTCAGTCCGAACGTACCGGGGCGATCTACCTCAACTGCGAATACACGGTGGTATGCGGTGAATTCCACAAGCGTAAGTTCTTCGGGCTGATCGGCCTGTGGAGCGCCAAGGGCAAGACTTGGGGCGACATGGGGCGGGCGACGATCCGTGCCATGTTGGACAGCGCGCGCGGCGTGCACCCGGACGACAACACCCCGCAGGCCGTGGCGGCCCGATGCATCAACGATTTCGGTGATCTGGACGGCTTGGAGTTTGCCGTGCAGATCGCCGTCGAAAAGGATGATCGGGGCGATCAGCGCAACGTCATCAAGCGGATCATCGAGCCCGGCCATCCCCAGTACCAAGCGGTCATGGCCTGCGCCAGCCAGGGGGCGGCGACTACGTCGGTAGCCCCCGCGCCGAGCATGGCCACGGCGCGCGCCCAACAGACATCCAAGCCGGTATGGGCGCAATGATGGGGAGGGCAAATGAAATGCTGGGTTTGCAAACGTCAGGCCCGGGGGTTCGGCCACATGGACGATCGCTTCAGGATCGCCGACCCCAGGCGTTACCCCCTCGACTGGGTGTTCTGCTCGCGCCGGTGCCAGAACGCATTCCACAAGCTCTACGGCAACTGGGCCGATGCCAAGCGTTTCGGCAGGGAGGTCGCCATGATCGATCCGTCTGATCTGGAGATCGCTTCCATGCGGAAGTGTCTCAAGGCCTTCGGCGAGGCGGCCGGGGGGATCGGTTTCGAGAAGCCCCTCGGCGCGTACTCGGAGGCCGAGGCTCTGCGTGTGATCGATGCCATCGTCACCTGCTATACGGATGCGATGGTGGTTGCGCACGAGGCCAGCAAGTACCCGCCGATGCGTGGCATCAATGCGCCCGTCAGCGATCCGTTTGCGGATCTCGCAGATGACCTGCCGTGGGAGGGAAACTGATGCTGGACTTCAACTCATCCTCCTCTCTCTCCGGGCGTCTGACGGCGCTGATCGATGCCGGCATGCAGGCTGTCAGGAAGAAACAGGCGGGACGCGCCTATCTGGGCGCATCCCGCCTCGGGGTGGCCTGCGAGCGTGCTCTGCAGTACGAGTATGCCCAAGCGCCGGTCGACCCGGGCCGTGAAACCGAAGGGCGCATGCTGCGCATCTTCGAGCGTGGCCATCTGGTAGAGGACTGCATGGCCATATGGATGCGCGGCGCGGGCTTTGATCTGCGCACGCGCAATGCCGACGGCGAGCAGTTCGGTTTTTCGACGGCGGACGGGCGACTCCAGGGCCACATCGACGGGATCATCACCGGCGGCCCCGACGGTTTTGCGTATCCCTGCCTGTGGGAGAACAAGTGTCTGGGCGCCAAGTCATGGCGCGACCTCGAGAAGAATCGCCTGGCCATCTCGAAACCGGTCTATGCGGCGCAGGTAGCAATCTATCAAGCCTATCTCGAACTCACCGAGCGCCCTGCGCTATTCACGGCGGTAAATGCCGACACGATGGAGATCTATACCGAGCTCGTGCCGTTCGACGGAGTGCTGGCTCAGCGCATGTCGGATCGCGCGGTAAAGGTCATCACGGCGACCGAGGCAGGCGAGCTGCTGCCACGGTCGTTTGCAGACCAGACCCATTTCGAGTGCCGGATGTGCGCCTGGCAGGACCGCTGCTGGAGGGCGCAATGATGACATCCATCCAGGTACGCAAACACGCCAAGACCAATTTGCCACCGCCACTGGTCAAGATACGCACCATCGAGCGAATGCTGTTGCGCCATGCCACAGGGCCGATTCCGGAGGCGCGTCTGATCGTGGCGGTGATCTGTCAGGCAATGGCCGACTCTCGTAGTAGTTCCAAGAACGAACGTCGAACCGCCCGCAACTTCCTGTATGGCAGGGATCTGGACGCTTGGGCGGCACTGATCGACCTCGATCCGACATTCGTTCGTGAGGTAGCCATCAAGACCCATTACCTGCCGGAGGCGCCCATGACGACAAGTGGCGCAGTACCGGCAACCATTGCAGCAGGGAGGACGCATGCTGGACTTCAATCCCGCACCGCCCATATGTGATGTCGCGCCAGACAACGAGCGCGACGAAGTACGTGCCGACCTGATCGCGCGTATCGAGCCGGTGCTGGCCACGATGTTCCCGGCCGGCAAGAAACGCCGTGGCAAGTTCCTCATCGGCGACGTGCTGGGCAGCCCCGGCGATAGTCTCGAGGTGGTGCTCGATGGCGACAAGGCTGGCCTGTGGACGGATCGGGCGACTGGTGACGGCGGCGACATCTTCACGCTGATCGGCAGGCATTTCGGCATCGATGTCCACGCCGACTTCCCTCGGGTGCT